GGGGCGCTGTGAGAATAAAGAAAGAGGTAGTCCGAGTGAGGCATCCGGACGGGGGCTTTTTTCTTTTTTTTCTTTTTAGGTCGAAGCGTCGCGAGAGCCGCAATAAGAACTCAGTTTCTCAATGACTCGCACCATAGCTTGAGGAATAACAAGAATATGATCGAGGTCGCCGTCCGGGGTTCGCGACTGATATAAAACGACGTGATTCTTTTTAGAAACTTCATCCGGGAGCATCCATCCGACCGAAACGATCAGATAGTCGCCATCGTTAAGATCGAGCGAATCTAAAGATTTCCAGTCGAAAGTCTCTAACGAATGCGCGTCGGCCCAAGTTACCGCGACGAGTTGATCGAGATTACGGTTAGTCGAGCCAGACGACATATTCGGCCGTTACTCTCGGCTTTTCGGAATCTATAAAGTGAAGTCTTTGAGATGGTCGCGAAGTTGCCGCGACGAAAGCTTTCGCGTAAGTGTTGTCCGACTCTGGAGAGCCCGTTACGAAGACTCGGCCGCCATTCGGAAGCGGAAGAGTCATAACGCTATGGAAGTGTCCGCAATAAGCATCCGTGAAGCTTTCGCCTAGAACGCCGGAAGCCCAAGCGCTAACTTTTTTAATGATTCCGTAAGCCGGGATCGCTCCTCCGTAAGAGTTCACTTCGTCGCCGTGAAACAATAGAGCGCGATAGGCGTCTCCGACTTTCACGAGTTGGTAGAAGTTTTCGGAGGCTTGCCATCCGATATTTAGATCTTTGACTTTGTCTTCGACAATTCGATAGGCCATTCGGTCGATATTGTCGGCGGATGGGAGATCGCCTTTTCTTCCGATTCTGCCGTGATTACCGAATTCGCACACTACGCGAAACGTCTCAAAATTTGCGGCGAGCTTGCGGATCATCGCTTCGAGAATTGTTGTAACTTCGAAGAGTTGCTCGAAGAGGTGAGCTTCGACTTCGTAGCTTTGACCGGGGAAGACGGTTAAGCCTTCGACCATATCTCCGCCGATCATTAGAACGGCCTCTCTTACGGGATGGTGTGCTCTCTGTATGTCGGTTAGGTGTATGACTTTTTCGGTGAAGAGATCTATTCGGCTTCGAAGAACGCCTAGATCGAAAGTTGTTGTCTTCTTGCCGGCTTGATAGTCCGTAGTGTGAATAAGAGCGATCTCGCCTCGGGTTGATCGGCGATCGCGTTTAACTTTTGGCAGAGGTTTAGGTCGTCCAGAAGCGAGAGCGGCGTCTCTGGCTCCGCGATAGATAGCTTCGACTAGATCATCGGTTCGGCGCTTGAGTTTCGCTTCGTTTTGTAAAGCGCGACGAAGAGCTTCGCGTAGTTGCTCGTTTTCTGTAGCGTCGTTTAGTTCATTTTTTAGCGACACTCGCGGCCTCTCGAAGTCTCGCTCTAAAGTTTTGAACGGAGCTATTCGAAGCTTTAACGCCGCGCTTGCCTAAAACTTTCGTGATAGCTCTATTCGAATGATCGTAAGAGACAAGAATCGAGATCCATTCTTTACGAGTTTTCGCATCGAGAGATTCTAAATAGACTTCGATCTTCGATTTTTTGTTTGTGCCTTGCGATTTACTTTCCGCTCTTAACTCGTCGATTAAGTTCACTATTTGAATCCCCGTCTTTGTGGCTGTTTAAGTGTTCCTCTAGTTTGCCATCTACGGAGCCGATTTTGGTAGATACCTTCTCGATTTGGAGGCCGAGTTCGCGTAGTTTTCGCCTGACGATCGCGTGATCGCCGTTATTCTCGCGTCTGGCTCGCTCTATTAGAACGGCCGGAAGCCCGGCGGCGATAGTGCCGAAAGCACCTATCAGAGCCACTAGGACGACGTCGTTCATACGGTCGCCGGGACGATCCCTCGAAGATCGTTCCATCCTTGATTTACGGCTCTCATATTGCCTAATAGGGTAGGTGAGATTTCGACGTGAATCCATTTCCCGCCGGGAGCGCCTGAGATCGTCGGCTTCTCGTAAGCCTGCCAAGAGCCGCGCTCGGCTTTCCATCCTCGGCCGTGAGGCTTCGGAAGATAGTCGAGAATAAGCTCGACGCCTAAGACGTCGGCGTTTGTTATAAGAAGATCTATAAGCGCTAGACATTTTTTACGGCCTTCTTTAATGCCGCTATAGCCGAGATCTACGGCTCGGCCGGTTCCGTGAACGGATGGCGTAGTTTTTCCGCGAACGTCGCGCACTACCCAAGATCCCAAATTTTTTAGTCCGGACACTTCGACGGCGTTTCTAATCCAGATGTCCATCGTCGGACGAGGCGCTTTTACGTTGCCGTCGAATCCCGTATATTTTGCCGGCATAGTTTTAGCTTGTCGAGTCGCGTCCGAAAGCCGGATCTTTAGAGTTAGCCCATCGCAAAAGCGGCGGAAGTATTGCGGCGAGTCCGGCCTTAGCTAGATCCTCTGGAGAATAGTTCCCGGTCGAAACAACGGCAAGAACGGCGGCGATCGCCGAACGAGCATAGGACGAGAGCATCGCTTTAGATTTTTTATTCAAGTTCACTATTTTGACCAATTTTGATCCATCTTTTATTTTTAAAATAATAATCGGGACCCGGCTTCGGAGGTTCGAAGTCGTTCGTAGTTTCATTATAATAAAAACCGATTCCGGCGTATTGTTTATCGGAATCTAAAAAAGTTTCTATCCATCTACCCGGATAACGATCGGGATTATTTTTTAAAAAGTCGTAATCGACGACCTTAACGTCTACTACTAAGTTATTTTCGTCAATTTGTGCGAAGTATTGTTGAGTCATATTTAAACTTTAAACCTTATATATGCGATTCCGCTTCCGCCGTTGCCGCCGTTAGTAGTGAAGCCGGATCCGCCTCCTCCGGATGCCGTATTTGCGGCCGCCGACGCTCCGCCGACGCCGTTTCCGCCGGCGCCTCCGACGCCGCTTCCGCCGGCGCCTCCGGTGGTGCTACTTCCGCCGCCGCCGCCTCCGGCTTTGAATAAAGCACTACCGGCAATAAAAGCGCTAACGTCGTAACCTGCTCCGCCGGCGCCTCCGACGGTAGCGCTAACGCCGTTCGCTCCTGCTCCGGTAGCTCCGCCGCCGCCGCCGGCGCCTTCGTTATTGCCGTTGCGACCGTTGCCGCCGTTATTTCCGCCGACGGTGCAGACTGTTTGTCCGCCTGTAATAAATAGCGTCGATGGTGTAGGGTCGCCTACGCTTCCGCCGCCTCCGCCGGATCCGCCGGATAATCCGCAAGATCTAAAATAGGCCGCGCCGCCGCCTCCGCCGACTGCCGCAAGACTTCGAGCATTTGTAGTTATTGAAGTATTTAAACCGGCCGAAGAAGTATCATAGCCGCCGGCTCCGCCGGCTCCGATGTCGATCGCATAGGTCGCCGCGTCTAAAAAAATTGTTGTTTGTAAGGCTTGCCCTGCTCCGCCTCCGCCGCTTGCGCTATTACTACGGCAAGAGCCGCCGGATCCGCCTCCGCCAAATAATAAGACGTCGAAGAGACCGGCTTTTGAGACTACTAAATTTGCGTCAGTTGTAAAAGTTAAAAGAGTATAGGAAACTCCGCCGACCGTTATCGAAGACGACGATCCTCCGGTCGCCGTTCCGTAGCTAGATCCCGCTCCCGCTAAAAAAAAAATTGAAGCACTAGCGGAAGTAAAAACTAAACGACCTCCGCCGTATTGCACAAGAGCGAGACTTCCACTTGTTGATACTGTGGCCGTTCCCGCCGTAATCGTGCAAGTTCCGGTCCCAATGTTCACGATGTCTACGACGTCGGAAGCGGCGAAGATAGAAGTATTAACGGTTATAGTCGTCGCCGAAGAAGAGTTCATATAGATACGAGTTCCGGCGTCGGCGGCCGTTAAGACATACGACGCCGTTTTAGTTGTCGTCGGAATGTTGAACGTAGAATTTAACTGTGAAGCCGTGAGGACTGCCCCGGCTACGAATGGATAGGGAGTTGTCGCCATAATTAAACTATATCCTAAGCGCCGACGACGTTAGAGGAGTCCAATTTTCCGAAGACGGCATCGTCCAAAATTAACTCGTAAACGATTATCGTCGGACTCGTATAGATTCGCATTTTATGACCCGTCCGAGCGTCGATCGTATGCTCTAAGCCTTCGACGGCAAGCTCTTCGGTAATACTTGCCGGGCTCCCAGAGGGGAAGCTTTTAGTAATCTGGATCGTGTCGCCGATCTCCAAGATAGCAACGGCGTTCCGTTCGGCTGTAGTTAGCGACGCGAAGTTTACTTGAACGTCTGAAAAGCGAGGCTCCGGAGTAGGTGCTAAAAGATATTCGGCGAGCGTTAAAGCTTGCGCGTCGGTTGAAAGAAGCGATCCCGTTTTAGATACGGCTTGAGTCTGATAAAGCGTTATTGAGGTCGCGTCCGAGTCCGTTTGAGCCGTTCCGCCGACGCGCTCGACTGTGGCCCGGTTAATAACTTGATCGGTTGAGTAGTCGATCGAAAGCCCAGAGTAAGCCGTTTCGGTTCCGTCGTCTTTGAAAGTTACTGACGGGCCGCTAAGAGTGTTTCCTAGTCTTGCGTCGAATGTGAGATCTCCGTCGCGTGAAACATAGACCCTGCCGGCTTCCGCGTCGTCAGAGATCGCTCGAAGATATTGAGCGACCGACGTCCCTTCGGATATCGGATAAGCGCCGAGAGTAGTAGTTCCCGTCTGAATGTCGCGAGTCGCCGCCGGGTAGCCGACTTCGGGACGGTCGAGAATTGTCGTAACTCTTGCCGAAGAGAGTTCGGCCGACGGCGTGAACGCCGAAAGAAACGTATTCGACAATAGAAAGAGATCATCCGCGCACGTGATCGTTACCGTAGGCACTTTTTTAGTGAACGCCGTTCCGTAGTCGTAAGCGAAGTCCACGACTCGACCCTTAAATAAGTATTCTCCGTTTCGCGAGAGTCTTATCTGCCGGAGAGGTGAGAGGCCCGGAGTGTCGTCCGTTTCGTCATAATAGACGGATGCTTCGTTATACGGATCGAAAGCTCGACTCGGATCTATGGCTTGAATAACCATAGTTCCCGGCGAGATCGAATCTAGGACATTCTTCTTCCCTCTGAACGCTCGAATCGCTGTAACTTGTGCCGTGATCTCGGAGAACTGATCGACGCCGTCTAGGACGTAGGTCGTATTATTGAGGACTCCTTGCTGTGTGTCGTCTAAAGTGAAGCCGTCGCCGAAGCCGGTATCCATTTCGAGGACATAGTTCCCGCCGGTTATTATTGTCGCCATATTACGCGGCGATCTGGACGTCTACCGGCCCGCTAATAAGGTTGTAGCGCTGTAAAGATTCGACTATTAGGTTCGGAAGATTCGCGTCGGCTGTAACCGTGTTCACGGTTATATTCACGGGCGCGGCTTGAGTTCCGCGAGCCGATTCCATCGCCGCGATACGTTCCGCCATTCCGTAAGTCGTTAAAGCGCTCGTCTCTGGAGTGCTAAAAATTGTCTGATCTGGAATCCCGATTCCTACACTTCCGCCGCCGGCGCCGCCGCCGCCTCCGCCGCCGCCTCCGCCGGGAAGCGTTAGGTCCGGGATAGTTAAGCCGGGAGTCGAGATAGTGCCGGGAGTGTCGATTCGGTCGGCTCTGCTAGGCGCGTCGAAGCCGCTTCCAGATGGTCCGCTCGGAGCGCTAATAGATGGGAGACTGATCGAGACGTTTCCGATTACGTCGATCTCGACTCCGGGTAATAGGTTTAGTGCTTTGATCGCGAAGTTTACGCCGCTAATAATGCCGTTTACCATCGCCTCGATTACGTTGAGGACCGTTTCGGCGATTTTGATTACGAATTTTCCGAGCGAAACGAAAGCGTCTAAGAGATTGAAGACGACGTCGATTACGGGTCCGATAGCTTTCGCGACGATGTCGAAAGCGACGGCTAAAACTTTTCCGAGGATCGGAGCGATACGGTCCCGGATGAATCCGTAGAACTGTAACAAGAGCTCGCCATATTTGCGGAATGAATCTCGATTCTCGTTAATTTTCTCGACGATAATATCGAAGATTTTTCGTAAGCCTTCGAAGATCGGGATCGCTATCGTCATAACGATAGGGACGAGATAATTAACAATTAAGTCGGCGAAGAATCTAAACGCGGGGACAAGATTATCGTTAAAGAATTTCGTTAAAGTTTTCACGACGGGGATCAGATATCTATCGAAAGCCGGGACGAGTTGATCGTTAATAAAGCGCGTTACGTGCGAGATCGCGTCCGCTAAGAACGGTCCGATCTTGTCGGCGAGATCGGTAATTATCGGGACGAGTTTCGTTAAGAAGAAGTCCCCCAGATTCGAGAAGATCGGAAGTAAATAAGATCCGACTTGCTCGACAAGTTCGCCGCCGACAATTTTTAGACGACTCATCTTCCCCTCGAAAGTGTCGGCCGCTACTGCCGCCGCTCCGCCGAAAGTCGCCGAGAGAGCTAGAACGGCTCCGTCGAAGTCTTTAGTTTTGACTAGGTTCTCATCGAGAGGAATTCCGAGCTTTTGTAAGCCGGCGACGTTTCCGCCGTATGCCTTCGATAATGCGATAGAGACGCTTTCTAAGTCCTTGCCGGTCGCCGCGCTAATGTCGGTCGCGAGTGTGAGAAGTTCTTGAGAGCGTGTAACGTCTCCGGTCGCTCGCGCTAGATTCGCGAAAGCCGGCCTAAGTTGATCGTCCGCGACTCCGATCTGGATCGACATTTTCCCGATCTGATCGTCGATCGCTTTGATCTGATCGTTCGTCGCCGAAGTATTCGCTTTTAGAGCCTGATTTAATAATTCGAAGCTCTTTTGATCTTCTGCCGCCGCTTTAACTGCTAAGCCGATTCCGGTAGCGATAGCGCCGACGCCGACGGCCGTTACTGCCGCGATCTTCTTAAACGATCCTCCGAGGCGTTCGAGTGATCCTTCGGCTTCGCCTACGGCTTTCTTTAATGGTCCGGCGTTGCCGACGATGGAGACTGTAATCGGTTTAGCCATATAACTATCCTAGATCGTATTTTGTGATTAAAGAGTCCACGAGCGAGGCGTAGCGTTGAGCGACTTCGCTTCGACGTTTGTCGATCGCGTCATAGAAGAACGGATTAGGTTTTATCGCTCGCGACGGCCATCCGAAGTGGATCGGGCCGGCATACGGGACGCCGACGCTTCCGGCTCTGACTTTCGCCGATTTTTTAGTCGAGACGTTCCGGATATTTGCGGCGAGAGCTCCGGTTAGAACGGGGACATATTTTTTAGATTCGCCGATAATGATCTCGGCGACTCTTTTATTTGTTTCTAAGAATTCTTCTTTATTGAGATCGAGAGCATCGGTTGAGAGCTTGCGGAGGTCGCGTTGAACTTTTGAAAGTCCTTCAATTTTGACGGCGTCCGACGGATTCGCACGAAAGCCGAAAGTTCCAGAAGCCATAGATTTATCTCGCTCTCGTTCTTGCTTGCGCGTCTGCTTGTTTCTTTCTTCTTAATAGCCCATCGTAGATTAGATCTAGGACCTCTGGCGAGGTTTCGATTAGTTCGTTAGGCGCGATCCCGGTTTCGATGGCGAGCTCGGCGATATATTCACTAAACGAGCCTCGCGTTAGACTTTTGGGTCGTTGCCTATTTCTACGTCCGCGACGTTTTTAGACCATTCTTCGAACGGCTTGACTACGTTTCCGTTATCTTTGTCGGCGAGCCAAGCGAGATAGTAGAGATGTTCCATTCGAGTATCTGATCCGCTAAACGCGGCAGAGATGCCACACTTAGCCCAGCGTTCGAATGCGATTATTGCCGGCGGGTAGACGGGTAGTTCTACTGTGTTTCCATCGCGCCGCTCGACGGTGAGGCGTATTTTTAGCACGTTTTAGATTACGCTACGGCCTGCACTATTGAGCCGCCGGAGTAAGTCAATGTAATCTCGACGAGCTCTCCTACGTTTACGACGATCGGAGCTTGAGAGAGATAGCCGCCGGTGTGGGTATACCTCGGCGAGCTGACTCCGGGAGCGGCCGCGAGTGGCTCGTAGACGATAGCCGAAGTAGTTCCGACATCGCCGAAAGCGAATTGAATAGCTTCGAGTGTAGCGAAGCTTCCTAAGAGAGTGAAAGTAGTTTCGGAGTTTTCCAAGCCTGCTACGTTCTCGACATAAGTCGAGGCGAGAGTCGTAGCGTCCAGAGCCGGAAGCGTCTTCGTCATTGTGATAGAGCGAAGTTGATCGTTGTAGTCGGTTCCGCCTACCGTGAAGACGGTAGCTTTTCCGAGTTGAGTTACTGTTGGCATAGTTCTATCTTACTCCGTTTCTTCTGTAATAGTTTTAGCATACTTTTTAGATGCTTTAGTGTTTTTAGGTTCTTGAGTGATCGCGCCGATCGCCAAGCTTTTTAGAGGCTCGATCCCGACGGCCGCTAGATCTTCGTCGGTTACGATCTGGCCGGGAGTGAACGCTTTTAGACGCGATGAAACGACGACGTAGTTAGCCATTAGCCCCAGAGCTCCATCGTGTAACGGTAGGCGAGCATTTCCACGCCGCTAACACTAACCGAGATCGGAGTCGCTGTAACGACTCTTGAATTAGAGACGGTAGCGACGCCGCTTTTAGGTAGGGTCGGCGCGGCGTCTAGTTTCGCTTTAATTGAAGTCGAACCGGTCGCCGCCAAAAAGCTATCTAGATAGTCTTGCGCGGACCGTTCCGACATTCTGCCGGTAATAAGAATTAGGTCGATCGAGCCTCGATCTAAGCTATTTGCGAGCGTGTATTCCCAAGTTATAGAGATCTGACCGATTACGAGCGCCGGCGGGACTAGGCCGTCCGGGATCGTGTCGTAAACTCTTAATCCGGTGATATTGACGGCCGTTTTTACGCCGTCTCGAACGTCTGACGGGACCATCGTTACGCGAGAACTTCGCGTCTATATGGTCGGACCATCGCTTGCACGTCGCGACCTAGCGGCGACATTCTGATAGCCCCAAGTTCTGAGAGGCCGAGGACGCCTCCGACACTTGACGCACGTTTCACGAGATCAGTCGAAAGAATGAGGCAAGCTTCCTCGATGTCGTCTGGAGGGGTGCCGTTATACCATCCGAATTTAGCGGTTACTTGAACGCCGGGACGAAGATTAACCGGAGACGGGAAGAGCGTCGTTCCGACCATCGTTATTACTGTAAACGGTCGTTCTAATTGTAAAGCGTTTACCGGGTCGAGAATGTAATCGGTGTTTAACGTGAGAGTCGTTTCGAATGTGCCGTCTCCGCCGGTGTCGGTTTTTACGATAAGTCCAGAAGTCGAAGATATGTCGTCCACGAAGAGACGATAGAAGTCGGTCGCTCGATATTGTCTTGCGATCGCGTTCGTGTCTGCCCAGAAGCGGCGATTAGTCATTCGGTCGATAGATCTTGAAGCGGATTCGATCGCCTTTTCTATATTGACGGTTTCGTCGGCCGTGATCGTAGACATTCCCGTATATGACT